CTACCGATCGGATGAGGAGCAGGCGCGACTCTATGCGCAGGGGCGCACCAAGCCCGGCCTCAAGGTGACGAATGCGAAGCCCGGCCAGTCGATGCACAACTTCCGCTTCAACGGGAAGCCTGCGAGTCTGGCCGTGGACGTCGTCCCGATGGTGAGCGGCAAGCCGGTCTGGTCTGCGACCGCCCCGGTCTGGCAGCAGGTCGGGAGACTCGGCGAGGCGGCGGGCCTTGAGTGGGCGGGCCGGTGGAAGCGGTTCCGCGAATTCCCCCATTTCCAACATCCTCACGCGAAATCTGTCCGGTTATCCGTCAACTGATCGTATTACAGAGCGAGGTGAATCATGACTGCTGAACAAGTTGCGGGCATTGTCCGTGCTGTCATTGCTGCCATCGGTGGCTATCTGGTGGGCAAGGGCTTCGCGGATGCCGAGACCATCGCTGCGGTGGGTGGCGCTGCTGCCACGATCGCCGCTGCCATCTGGTCGGTGTACTCGAAGCGCAAGGTCGAGCCGCAGGCGTGAAGGTCTGGGCGGCGGTTGCCGTCGCCCTACTCGCTGCCGGGTGGTTCGGGTTCTCGCATGCGTACCGGGCTGGCTATAAGGCCGGTTCGGCGGTCACCGAGGCCGAGTGGTCTGCTGTCATGGCGAAGGTCAGGCAGGAGTCCACAGCGGTCATCGTCGCGCAGTACGAGAAGCATCGTGCCGACGTTGTGCGCAGAGAGGGGGTGGAGCGTGACCTGCAATCGAAGTTGGGTGCTGCCGATCGGCGTGGTCGCGACCTTGCTCGGCGGCTGCGTAACGCCGCCTCTGGTCTGCCCGGAGCCTGTCCCGCCGCCCCCGTCCCTGATGCTCCCGCCGGAGAGTCCGGCGACGCGGGAGAGGTTGGAGAGGCTATTGCCGCCCACCTCGCCGCCTGCGAGCGAGACGCGACCCGGCTCGCCGAGCTCCAGGACTGGCTGAGATGAACCGCCACGTCCGGCTGCAGATACCGCGCCGGTTCCAGATGCACGGTCACCAGCTCGCCGTGCGCATCATCCCTCGCACCCGCTGGCCGCACCCGATGGACACCGTCGGGATGTACGACCCGACCCGCCACCGCATCGACCTGCGCGGCGATCAGGGCGACACCGAGCTGCAGCAGACATTCTGCCACGAGTGGGCGCATGCCCTGCTCGACGAGATGAACCATCCCCTGACACACGATGAGGTCTTCGTGGACAACTTGGCGAGCCTGCTTCACCAGTCCCTGACGACCTTCGACTCTGGAGCCAAGCCGTGCCGCTGACCGCATCGGATCAGGAGTTCATCGCCGCGTGGCAGCGCCTGAAGAAGGCCCCGCTCGTTGCCAAGGCGCTCAACATCAACCTGCGCAGCGTCTACAGCCGCCGCCGGTCGATGGAGTCGAAGTACGGCATGGCGCTGGAATCCATCACTCCCATTCGCGGCGCAAGCGACCGAAGCGCAGCCGGACGTCGCGCCAACGCCCTCGCCGCCGAGCGGGCCGAGAAGTACGAAGGCGAGATGCACGACACGCTCGAGGACGGCGTGGTGCTCGTGGCCTCCGATTGCCACTACTGGCCCGGCATCGTCACCGTCGCGCATGAGGCCTTCTGCCGTCTCGCCAAGGCGCTCAACCCCGCGATGGTCGTGCTCAACGGCGACATCCTCGACGGCGCTCGCATCTCGCGGCACCCGCGAATCATGTGGGAACAGCAGCCGCAGCTGAAGGACGAGATCCATACCGTCCAAGACCGCTGCGCCGAGATCGCTCGAGCGGCGGGCGCGGCCAAGCTCGTGCGCACCATCGGCAACCACGACGCCCGCTTCGAGAACTACCTATCCGGTCGCGTCTCGGAGGTCGAGGGGATGCCGGGCTCGACGCTCTTGGACTTCCTGCCCCGCTGGCGGGCTGGATGGGCGCTGCACTTGAACGCCCGCACCGACGGGTGGGTCTGCATCCGGCACCGCCCGGTGAACGGTGGCATCCATGCCGCCTATAACAGCACCCTGAAGGCGGGCGTGTCCTACGTCCACGGCCACCTCCACCAGTTGAAGGTGACCCCGTGGGCCGACTACCGGGGCCGTAGATACGGCGTGGACACCGGCACCATGGCCGACATCACCGGGCCGCAGTTCACCTACGTCGAGGCGGGGCCGGTCAATTGGGCGTCGGGCTTCGCCGTCCTGACCTTCCGCGAGGGTCGGCTGCTGCCGCCCGAGATCGTGGTGGTGGACGGTGGCAAGGCGTGGTTCCGTGGCGAGGCCGTGTGAGCGATACCACGGACCGGAATCCATCATCGACCCTGCTCTGCCGCCTCTGCTGGTGGGCGGCTGGCATCACCCAGAAGCAGGAGCGGGTCTGGTGCTCTCATGCAGTGCATCACGGGTGGTACACTGAGGCCCCCGGCTGCGGCGGGACCGCATTCCGTCAGGACGACAATCGCACATGAATCACATGCTGGCGCGTATCCGTCAGATCCTGTGGAGGAGCCGCGCCTACAAGCGGCTGTTCCTCAACCCCCAGAGCAACGAACTGTCAGACGATGGCCGGATAGTGGTCGCGCACCTGAAGCGGTTCGCGAGGCTCGGTAAGCCGCCTGCCGCCCCCGGTTCGCAGGCGGACATGTTCCAAGTTGGCCGGATGGTTGGCCGGCAGGAGACGGTGCAGATGATTGTCGAGGCGCTGCACTTGGACGAACGAACCTTGACCAATCTGCAAGAGGATTTCCGTGATGAGTGACGAACAAGGGTCTGCACCCGCAGGCAACCCGACTGCTCCGGCAGCGGCTCCCGTGTGGTACGCGCCGGAAGGTCTCGACCCCGCCACGACTGGTCAGCTCGGCGAGCTGGTCAAGGCGAAGGGGTGGAAGGGACCGGCTGACGCGCTCCTGTCCTATCAGAACCTCGAGAAGGTGTTCGGCGCTGACAAGGCCGGTCGCACCATTCTCGCCCCCAAGTCGGACGATGACGCCGACGGCTGGAGCGCGGTGTACAACCGGCTCGGTCGCCCGGAGAGCGCCGACAAGTACGAGTTGCCGGTGCCGGATGGCGATGACGGCTCGTTCGCGCAGGCTGCGGCCCCGGTGCTGCACGAGCTCGGGCTGACCACGAAGCAGGCCAAGGGGCTCGCCGAGTGGTGGAACAAGGCCTCGACCTCGCGCATCGAGGCGGCAGACGAGGCATTCTCCAAGCAGTCCGAGGCCGAGTATTCGGCGCTCAAGGGCGAGTGGGGCGCGGCTGCTGCGCAGAACGAGGAGCTCGCCAAGCGGGCGGTGCTCAAGTTCGGCAAGGAAGCCGGGATCGACGAGGCGACCTTTGACTCGCTCGAGCGGGCGATCGGCACCGCAAAGGTGATGAAACTGTTCCACGCCATCGGTGCCAAGTTCGGCGAGGCTGACTTTGTGGGCAGCGACACCCCGTCGAGCGGTGCGTTGACCCCGGCGCAGGCCAAGAACAAGGTGGCCTCGCTGTTCGCCGATCAGGAGTTCATGGGTCGGTATATGCACCAAGACCAGCGTGTCCGACAGAGTGCCATCGAGGAGATGATGGCGCTTAACCGGATGGCGAATCCGGGTGTCACCGAGGAGTAGTTGCATCCGGCAGATGGTCGTCGTACTATCCGCCCGTGTGTTCTCCTCTGTGTGTTGCCGGGAGGGTTAAACCTCCCGGCTCTTTACCAGAGGTCGGGCAAGCCGCGAGGCCCCGCTGACAACCGGAAAGACGGTCGCTCGGCCCGAGCGGAACGGGCAAGGATTCCGGCCCCGGTAACGGACAAGCCATCCGAGAACATCGTCATCTAATGTTTTCTGGAGGGCTATCATGGCCGACAATATCGCATCCGTTTATGCCGTTCAGTACGGCACGAACATCTCGCTGCTCCTGCAGCAGAAGGGCTCCAAGCTGCGCGGTGCCGTGCAGACTGGCTCGTACAAGGGCAAGGCTTCTGAAGTCGTCACGCAGTACGGTGCCACCAGCGCCCGTGCCGTTTCGACCCGGTACTCGCCGATCGTCCCGGTCAACACTCCGAACAACCGCCGTTGGGTGTTCCCGGAGGATTTCGACTGGGCTGACCTGATCGACAACTTCGACAAGCTCCGTCTCCTCGCCGACCCGCAGTCTGCCTACTCGCAGAACGGGCTCTACGCGATGGGCCGCGCCATCGATGATGTCATCATCTCGGGCATCTTCGGCGCGAACAAGACGGGCGAGGCCGGTGGCACGACCACCAACTTCGACACCTCCAACCAGCAGGTCGCTGTGAACTACGCTGCCGCTGGCAACGTGGGCCTCACGGTGGACAAGCTGCGTGAAGCGCGTCGCATCCTGATGGAGAACGAGGTGGACCTCGATGCCGAGCCCGCCTACTGCGCCATCAGCGCCGAGCAGCACGATGACCTTCTCGGTCAGTTGCAGGTCACGAACGCCGACTTCAACACCGATGCTCCGGTGCTGCAGGACGGCAAGGTGACCCGCTTCCTCGGGATCAACTTCATCCACACCGAGCGTCTTCCTGTCTCCTCTGGTACGACTCACCGCCGCTGCCCCGTGTGGGTGCCGTCGGGTGTTCACCTGGGCGTCTGGAACGACATCATGTCCAACGTCACGCAGCGTCGTGACCTGTCTTCGCACCCGTATCAGGTCTACCTGATGGGTACCTTCGGTGCCACGCGCACGGAAGAGAAGAAGGTCGTCGACATCCTGTGCGCCGAGTAAGGGAGTAGACCATCATGGCTGTAGTCAATCTCAAGTCCACTCTCGTCACCAACGCGGACGCAGTCCCGGCGGTCCTCAACAACCCTCGTGTCGATGGCGGTTTCGAGCGCATCGAGGTCGCCACCGTGGCGATCACGGACACGGACAGCATCGCCTCGACGTACCGGATGTTCCGGCTCCCGTCGAACGCGGTGGTGACCGACCTCCGCATCTACTCGCCCGACATCGGCACCACGACCATCACCGACATCGGCCTGTACCGCACGGCCAAGGACGGTGGCGCGGTGGTCGATGCGAACTTCTTCGCCGACGCCCTGTCCCTCAAGGACGGTGCGCTCAACGGCGTGGACGTTCTGCACGAGGGCGGTGGTTTCTTCACCATCGCCAACTCGGGCAAGGAGCTGTGGGACGCCCTCGGCCTCACCGCCGATCCGGGCGTGTTCTACGACGTGACGCTCACGCTGACGGCGGCCGCTGACGCCACCGCCACCGTGAAGCTCATCGGTCGCTACACGGCGTAAGGCATAGGGGCGGGTCGGGCAACCGGCTCGCCCCTTCTTTCTGGGAGACAGACATGGCTGACCGTTTCTATGGAATCGACCGTGGCGCTGCCGGTGTCCGCAGCGTGACCGAGAGTGCGTCCACGACCAGCCTCGATGTCGAGGTGCGGGTGGATCTCATCGGTATGAGCAAGCTCGAGGTGCTCTTGCTGATCGACACGCTCAAGGAAGCAATCACCCAGGATACTTGGCCGCCAGCCTAATAGCTGCGGGAGGAGCCCGTGGCTACGAGTGACGTTGCAATTGCGAACCTCGCGCTCACCAAGATTGGTGACCTGCGGATCACTTCGCTTACGGATAACACCAAGCCTGCGCGTGAGCTGAACGCCATCTATGGGATGCTGCGGGACAAGCTTCAGCGCACCTACAACTGGCGGTTCTGCGTGAAGCGGGCGAACATCGCGGCAGATGTCGCGGTGCCGACCTTTGGCTATTCATACCAGTACACCCTGCCGACCGACTGTCTGCGCATCCTGCAGGTCGGCGCGTACTTCCCTGCGCCGGATTTGTCCGACCTGATTGGCGGCGGTGGGCAGGAGTACCAGCTCGAGGGTGGCAAGATACTGACCAACTCATCTGGTCAGATGAACCTGCGGTATCTGTCGCGGGTGACTGACCCGACCCAGTTCGACTCGTCGTTTGACGAGGCGTTTTCGGCTCTGCTGGCGTACAACGTCGCAGAGGCCCTGACGCAGTCGGACGCCAAGAAGAACGCGGCGCTGCGCGACTATCGCCTGTGCCTGACTGAGGCGGTCCGTTCGAACGCCATCGAGAACCCGCCGGAGAGCATCGCCGACACGACTTGGCTGTCCGTGAGGCTCTGATGCCGAGCGTCAATCCAGCCATCGTCAACTTCAACGGGGGCGAGGTCGGGTCGCTGATGAGCGGCCGCACCGACTTCGACAAGTACGCATCCTCGGCCTACCGCATGCGGCGGTTCATCCCGACCGCTCAGGGTCCGGCGAAGCGGTGTCCGGGGACGAAGTACGTCCTGCAGGCGCGGTACCCTGACAAGCGGGTGTGGCTGCAGCGGTTCGAGTTCGCCTTCGACCAGGCGTACATCATCGAGTTCGGCGACTACTACTGCCGGTTCTACACCGACCGTGGGGTGGTGCTCGAGGACCCGCTCGACATCTCGAACATCACGCAGGCGAGTCCGGGTGTGCTGACCTATGTGGGTGCAGACCCGTCGAACGGCGACTGGATGTACATCTCGCAGGTCGCCGGCATGTCACAGGTGAATGGCCGGTATGTGAAGGTGACGAATGTCAATGCCGGAGCCAAGACCTTCGAGCTCTACGACATCGACGGCGGCGTGATCGACACGACCGGGTACACGGCCTACGGTGGCAACGGAGATGTGGCGCGGGTCTACACGATCCCGAGTCCGTATGCGGTGGAGGATTTGCTCACCGCTGAGAACACCTCGGCGCTATCCATTGCCCAGTCTGGCGATGTGCTCTATATCGGGTGCGAGGGGTATGCGCCGCAGACCCTGACGCGCAGCGGGAACACGAGCTGGGCCTTTGCGGACTACGCGCCGACCGATGGCCCATTCCAGCGTGAGCCGAATGCGAAAGAAAGCTTCTCGCTGACCGCGACGACCGGCAGTGTCACGGTGACCTCTGCCCTTGCCATCTTCGACAACGACTCCGTGGGGATGCTCCTGCGGTTGCAGCCGGTGAACATCACGACGACGCAGTGGGAGCCGGCAAAGGCCATCACGGCTGGCGACATCCGCAAGTCCTCGGGCAAGTTCTACGAGGCGATGAACAGTGCCACGACCGGCGCGATCCGGCCCATTCACGAGGAGGGGCAGGACTACGACGGAAATACGGGTGTGCTGTGGAAGTTCCTGCATCCGGGGTATGTCATCCTCAAGATCACCTCGGTCACGAGCACGACGGTGGTGGTGGCTGATGTGGTGGGTCCCGGCGTGGCTCCGAACGAGCTGCTCTCGACGGCCTCGTGCGCATACCGTGTGGGCGCGTGGGGGCTGGGCATGGGTGCGGCATACCCCTACAAGACGGCCTTCTGGCGCGACCGGCTGTGGTGGGGCGGTGGGCAGGATGTGTATGCCTCGGTTGCTGGGGACTACTCCTCCCATGCGGTCGATACGATGGGCGAGATTCTTGCCGACAACGCGCTGAACCTGACTCTGGCGGTCGGCAATGTGGACAAGGTGCGGTGGCTGCGTCCGGGTAACGCGCTCATCGTCGGGACTGCGGGGGCTGAAATCGCTATTCGCGAAAACGTGACGACTGCGCCGCTCGGCCCGGAGAACGTGAAGTTCGACCTGCAGAGTGCCGAGGGGTCGATGGAGCTCGAGCCGACTCTGGTCGAGGATGCGGTCATCTTCGCCCGCGTGGGTGGGCGGCGCATCATGGAGCTGCGGTTCGACCTGCAGGTGGATGCGTTTGTACCTCGGGACATGAACGTGCTCTACCCCGAAATCACGCGCTCCGGCATCGTGGACATGGAATACCAGAAGGAGCCGGATGACATCATCTGGTGCGTCCTGGGGAACGGGCAGCTTATCGGGTTGACCTACGACCGCGAGCAGAACATCTATGGCTGGCACCAGCATCCCATCGCGGGGAACGACGCAAAGGTCGAGGCGGTGCAGATCATCCCGAGCCCGAACGGGGACTTGGACGATGTGTGGTTGGTGGTCTCGCGCACCATCGAGGGCGACTTCCCGTATGAGTTGGCGCTTGAGGCCGGTGGCGGTTTGTTGACCGAGGGTTCTGACCAGTTGACAACCGAAGACGATGTGAACCGGACGCAGCGGTTCATCGAGTACATCGGGCAGTCGATTGAGGAAGGCGAGGACATCCAAGGGGCTGGGTACCTGGACGCCTCGCTTGAGTTCAACTCGGTGGTGCCTGCCGATCTGTTCCTTGCGGACGGGTACCAGACTGCCGGATCTACCGGGGTGGAAGTCACGGTAACCTCAAGCCTTGAGATTGCGAGCGAGGCCGACGAGATTATCGAAGCTGAGAACGGCGACCTCATCACCATCAACGACCCTGTGTTTGTTGCGGGGGATGTTGGGCGCGAGATCGTGCATCGGTACTACGACGAGGAGAACGAGCTCTGGCGCTCGGCGCGTGCGGAGATCACCACGGTCATCGACCAAGAATCGGCGCTTGTGACCATCGTCTCGGTGTTTCCGAACGATGATGTCCCGTTCAACGAGTGGCGGCTGACGGCGACGACCTTGCGCGGCCTGTGGCACCTCGAGGGCGAGACGGTCTCTGCGCTTGCGGACGGCGAGGAGGTTACCGGACTTGTGGTGACGGACGGTGCGGTGACGATGCCGTTCCCAACCTCTCGGGCGACTGTGGGGTATCCGTACACCTCGACGCTTGCGACGCAGCGCATCGAGGCGGGTGCGGCGATCGGCACGGCACAGGCCAAGATCAAGCGCATCCACAAGTGCGGGTTGCGGCTATATGCGAGCTTGGGCGGCAAGGTGGGACCGGGGCCGAACAACCTCGACCTCATCCAGTACCGGAAGAACAACGACTTTATGGACGAGGAGCCGCCCCTGCTGACGGGCGATACTGATGTGTTCGCCTTTCCGGGCGGGTACGAGACGGACGGGCGCATCTGGGTGGTGGCTGACCAGCCGCTCCCGATGACCGTCATCGCGCTGTACCCCGAGATGGAGACGCAGGGATGACGTTCGAAGTGCTGCCCTTCACGCCTGCTGACCTTCGGGAGTTGAGCCTGCAGCCCTCGCAGGAGTTCCTGTCGGCGTTCATCGGGCGTTCCGGGTACGGGCAGGAGTTGGTCGAGGCTGGCCCCTGCTACACGGCGCGGGCGGGCGGTCGGATTGTCTGCTGCGCCGGGCTCGTGAACCTCTGGGAGGGGCGGGCGTCGGCGTGGGCGCTGCTCTCTGCGGACTCTGGCCGGTGGATGGTCCCGCTGCATCGGGCGGTCGCGGAGTTCTTCGACGGCTGCGGAATCGAGCGCGTCGAGGCCTATGTGGTGCCGGACTTTATGCCCGGTCACCGATGGGCGAGAATGCTCGGGTTCGAGCGTGAAGGCCGGATGCGGGCCTTCCAGCGAGGTCAGGATATGGACATGTACGCGAGGGTGCTCTGATGGCAGACCCGGTCACTTTGGGAGTCATCGCCTCGGCTGCGGCGGCCTCGTCCCTGATGGCGACCGGCCAGCAGCGGCAGGTCGGCGCGGCGCAGGCGCGGGCGCTCGAGATAGAGGCCGGTGTCGCTCGGCGGCAGGCTGGTCTTGAGACCGAGGCGCTTGGCCGGGAGACGCGGCGGCAGTTCGGCGAACTTCGGGCGGCTGGCGCTCAGGCGGGGCTGCTCGACTCGGTGTCCTTCGGGGACGTCTACAAGCAGGCGGCGACGGCTGCGGAGTTGGACGCACTGTCTCTGGCGTATCAGGGCGAGACGCAGGCGCAGGGCCTGCTGACCGAGGCTCGCATCACCCGTGCCGCCCGCCCGTCGTGGACGCAAGGTGTCCTGCAGGCCATGGCTATGGGCATCGGACAATATGCAAGCGCGGGCGGCACGATGCCGGGAAGCCGCCCGAATGCGTCGCAGTTGACCGGGGTGAACGTGACGGGACGGCGTGTCCCGACCACGATGACGACCGCTCCGCGCCGGTATCCGGGTGCCGGGTTGAGCCCGAGGTGATTCATGGCAAAGCTTGAGTTCTACCGTCAGCAGGTTGTCCCGCGCATCGCTACGCCGAGTGCGCGTGGGCTCGCTGCTGTGGGGACTCAGGCTGCGGAGACTGCCGAGGCCGTGGCGCGTGGGGCTACAGCGTTTGCTAGGCTTTCGGCTGACCTCGACGAGCTGCGTGTTGAGGATGCGTTCAATCAGTTGCGCGACCAGCAGACCGATTTGATGATGAACCCGGAGACGGGGTTTGCATCGAAGAAGGCCGCTGATGCGGTAGCGCCTGATTTCATGACCAAATACTCGGGCGATTTCAAGAAAACGATTGAGCGGGTAGCGTCTGGGTTGCCGAACACTCGGCAGCAAGACATGTTCCGGCGTCGGGCTGCAATGGCCGAGGCTGAGTTCGACGACTCTTTGATGCGGCATGTCCTGCGCGAGACAGATCAGTACCGGGATAATGTTTACAAGGGGGCGGTCGCCACCGAGACGAATCAAGCCGCGCTCAACTGGCGCGACCAGGCGAAGGTAAACGACAGCATCGGGCGCATCGCAACGAATACGGCGCTCTGGGCTGACCGCAACGGCATTACCGGCGACGCGCTGCTTGCGGTGCAGATGGACAACATCGACCAGGTGCATTCGGCGGTGGTCAATTCGGCGCTCGATGCTGGGGATGTAGAATTTGCTGCGCAGTACATTGACCGCAACCGATCGACCATTAAGGCTCCGAGACTCGTGGAGCTCGAGGGCAAGGTGGCGACCGAGACCGACCTGCGGGCGTCTGCGCGTATTGCGGACGATGTGATGGGGTCGTTCGGCAATCGCATCCCGAGCGAGACCGAGGTGCGTCAGGCGGTGCGCGAGGTTGCCGGTGACAATGTGCGGGTGCGCGACGACGCGACCAGTGAGGCGCTGGCGCAGTTGGGGTCCAAGTTGCGCGATCGCGAGCGGCAGCAGCAGGAGGTCATGGCTGCGGTCTACGGTCGGCTCGAGGCGAACGGCGGCAATTTCGCCGCGCTGCCGGCCTCGCTGCGGGCGGCGATTCCCGGCGACAAGATTGGGCAGGTCAGAAACTACGCGGACAGTCTGCGCGGCGGCGGCAAGGTCGAGACCGACATGGAGCTCTACTATAACCTGCGAACTAAACCGCAAATGCTGAAGCAGACCAATCTTCTGGCCGTGCGCGGCAAACTCGAGGATGCCGAGTTCAAGGAATTGACGCGGCTGCAGGCAGACCTGATAAACGCGCCGGAGGTGGCGCAGACCGAGATTCAGACCACGACGCAGCGCATGAACACGCGATTCGCCGAGATGGGAATTACCCCGGACCCAAGGCCGGGAACCGACATGGCGAAGCGTGTCGCCAAGGCGTGGTCTATCTTGGGAACCAACATCGCGGAGGCGGAGCGGGCGGCGGGTCGCAAGCTTACGCCGGAGCAGCGGAACGCGGAAATCGATCGGCTGTTTGCTAGCACCGAAGTCCGCGGCGGCCTGTTCGGCACCGATGAGGTGGCGCTGTTTGAGGTCAAGCCGGGGCAAGAGGTTGTCTCGGTCGTGGTGCCTGACTTCGACCGCCGGCAAATCAGCAATGCGCTGCGCGCTGCCGGCAAGCCGGTGACCGAGCAAAACATCCAATACTACTTCCAGAAAGCGCAGGGGCTCGTGAAGTGACGGATTACCGCCGATTGGTTGAGGAAGAAAATCCGTACCTTGATCTGGTTCGCCAAGGCCAGAACGAATCGTTGCGCTCGGCGATGTACGGCGCGGCGCAGACCAACCCGGATGTCGAGGCCGATCTCCGCAAGCTCGCCGAGAAGGTCAATGTGCCTGTCGATACCGTGCGAATCGACCGCAAGGAGATTGAGCGTCAGGCCATTCTCGGCGAGGTGGACTACGATGGGTTGATTAAGGATTCGCCTGTCACCGCGAATTTCCTCGCGGAGCAGGCCGATGTCGCGCGCGACGATGTTAGCGTGCTGACTCGCATCGACCGGACGTTCCGGGCAATCGGGCAGGGATGGAAACAGGGTTCCGTTCAAGATCGGGTGGAACCGCTGAACTGGCGCTGGCTGTCTGGCGAGATTCTTTCGCCGTCCGAGCAAGAGGAACGGCGCAAGCTGCTTGGCGACATGCAGGCGCTCGGCAAGACCCCTGAGCGCGGCGACAACCCCGTCGCGTGGTTCCTCGGCGAGACCGGCTACACCGGACGCCAATTGGTGTCCTCGGTGCGCGAAGGTACCAAGGGCGCGATTCCCGGCGCGGTAGCCGGTGCCGGCGCGGCGGCGCTCCTCGGTCAGCTGGGTCCGCAGGTGGCGCTGCCGGAGGAAATCCTTACGGTCCCTGGCGGGTTCTTCTTCGGTGGCCGCACCGGATTCATCACCGCCACGACGGTCTACAACTACAAGGCCGAGGCCGGGTTCGCGTTCGCCGAGTACGAGCAGATGCGGGACGAGTCCGGCCAGTTGATTGACCCTGCGGTCGCGCGCGGGGCCGCGGCTGCGGCGGGTCTGCTGAATGCCGGCCTTGAGACGGTCGGCGACCTCGCGCTCGCCAAGATGATCCCGGGTCTCGACCGGCTGCTCGGCGCCGGTTCGCGTGAGGCCATCAAGACCCTGCTGGCGCGCCCGACCTTCCGCAATGCCATCGCGCAGGCGGGCAAGAAGTGGCTAGCGGCCTCGAGCGTCGAGGGCGTCACCGAGTCGCTGCAAGAGCTCGGTGTCATCCTCGGGCGCGAGTTGGCGCAGGGCGTCAGCGGGCAGGAGTTCGCGCCGGAGGCGGCCGGCAGCGACCTGATGCGGGTGCTAGAGTCCGGCGCGGCGGGCTTTGCCGGCGGTGCCGGTGTCGGCCTGCCGGGTGCCGCAATCTCCACGGTCAGCAACGTGCGGGAGGTCCGCAAGGCCAACCAGACCCAGCAGTTCATGCAGGCGCTCGGCGAGGCGGCGGGTGAGTCCAAGCTCCGCGAGCGGTTGCCGCAGGTGTTCCAAGACTATGTTGCCCGCCTGCGCGAGCAGGGGCCGGTCGAGAACGTCTTCATCCCCGCCGACCAATTCACCCAGTATTGGCAGAGCCAGAACGTCGACCCGGAACAGGTCGCCAACGAGGTCGGCGCGACCAACTACACCGAAGCGGTCGCCACCGGCAGCGACGTGGTCATCCCCATCGAAGCCTACGCGACCCGGCTCGCCCCGACCCCGCACCACAGCGGCCTGATGAAGGACGTCCGGTTGGCGCAGGGCGACCTGACCATCCGGGAGGTGGAGGCGCTCGAGGCCCGCCGCAAGGAGGTCGAGGCCGAGATCCAGACCATGATGGAGCAGGAGGGGGTGGAGGTTGAGACCCCCGCCATCGAACAGGTGAAGCAGGAGGTCCTAGGGCAGCTTCTGGGGCGATTTGACAGGGCGACCGCTGACACATACGCGACCATGTACTCACGCGCCATAAACGCTCTGGCGCAGCGTAGCGGCATCGACCCTGCCGCCCTGCATGAGCAGTATGGGCTCAGTGTGGTCACCCCGCTGCCGGACATCCTGCAGGCCCGGGCCGGGGTGGACACCGCGCTCGACCCCCTCATCGATCGGCTCCGCAGCGGCGACATCCCGAGCCGGCGGGAAATCTACGGCAAGTCCCTGGCCGAGTTCCTGCGTGAGCGGGGCGGGGTGCAGGATCAGGGCGGCGAGCTCGGCGCCCGCGATGCCAAGCTTTGGGACCGCGACAACCGGCGGGTCGGCGAGAAGGCGTTGGTGTCCGAGACCGGCATGACGTTCGACGAGGCCCGCGAGCTCGCGCTCGAGGCCGGGTTCGATGTCGGCGAGACCGAGCAGACATTCCTCGATGCCATGGACCGGGAGTTCCGCGGTGAGGGCGTGTTCATGCCCGGGAAGGAGCGGGCGGATCTGGCCGAGCTTGCCGACGCGCTTGAGGGACTGGAGCAGTTCCTCGGGCAGCAAGGTATCGATGTCACGACCACCGACAACGCGACCGTCAAGGCGCTGATCGCCAAGGCGAGCGAGGGGATGGGTGATGTTGGGATGCAGTTTGGGCAAGATAGAAAAAGAATCTATATAGACAATCTTCAAGTAAAAAAAGCACCTCCTCCTGCGGAGTTGCACGCGGATCAGCTTAACAAGATGACCGCCCAGGAACTTGAAAATTTGGCTGAAGAGCTTTTTGAGGAAGCAACCTATGTTTCAGATGAAACAAGATCGTTTGGTCGAGAAAATGTTTTAGATGAAGGTTTGGGCTTTTTGTATGGGTATTTCGAAGAAAATGCAGGAAAATTTTTGGGAAATTGGGATGCTATTGTTCGTGACTTTGTTAATTCTGAAGTTAACAGAGGCAAAAAAAATGTAACCAGTTCTCTAAGAGATGCGGGGCGAAGAATTAGAGCGCCATTTGTTGAGGAAAAATCTTTTTTCCAAGCCGTCTCCCCCGAAGACAAGCGCGGGTTTATCCAGTTTGGTGCCGACCGCAATGTCCGCATCGGGCTGCTTGAGAAGGCCGACCTGTCCACCTTCATCCACGAGACCGGCCATTTCTACCTCGAGGTGCTGCTCGACCTTGCCGAGCGGGCTGACGCAAGTCCGCAGATTAAGGCCGACGCTGAGACCCTGATGAAGTGGTTCAAGGTCAAGAACCGCTCCGAGATAGGGGTTGCCCAGCACGAGATGTTTGCTCGTGGGAACGAGGCGTACTTGATGGAGGGCAACGCGCCGAGCGCGTCCCTGCGCGGCATCTTCCAGCGGGCTCGGGCGTGGATGACGCTAATTTATCGCACCCTGACTCGGCTCGATGTCACGCTGAACGACGAGGTGCGCGGCGTGTTCGACCGCATCTACGCGACCGACAAGGAGATCGAGTCGGCCAATGCCGAGCTCGACGTGCGGGAGGTGTTCGCCAGCGCGCAGGATGCCGGCATGACGGAGGCCGAGTTCGCGGCCTACAAGAAGACCGCAGAGGCTGCCGGAGAGGCCGCGAAGGAGAAGTTGCAGGGGCGGCTCATCCGCGAGTACCAGCGCGAGCGCGAGAAGTGGTGGAAGGCCGAGCGCGCCAAGATGCTGGAGAAGGTCACCGAGGAGGTGGACTCCTCGCCGGCCTACCGCGCAGCCGCGATCCTGACTGAGGGCAAGCTGCCGGACGGCGTCCCCGTCAAGCTCTCCCGCCAAGCGCTGGAGAACCGGTTCGGCTCCGAGTACCTGAAGCGGATGCCCCGGTTCCTGCGGAAGGTCTACACCAAGGACGGCGGCACCGACATCGACACCGCAGCCGAGATGCTCGGGTTCGAGAGCGGCGAGGCGCTGATGACGGCGCTCATCAACCTGCGCCCGCGCAAGGAGCTCATTGAGGCCGAGACCGCAAACCGCATGGCTGCGGAGTTCGGCGACATGCGGATGGACGGGACGATCGCCGACGAGGCCATGGCCGCCATCCACAATTCCGAGCGGGCCAACGTGCTGAAGGCGGAGCTCGTCGCCATCCGCCGGCTCCAGCGGCAGGTGCGCCCGGTGGTCGCTGCCCTGCGCCGCGAGGAGGCCGAGCAGCGCCGCGCCGGCATGGACATGGTCGATGCCGCCATGGCCGACCCGCAGGCGTTCGCCCGGGCTGCGGCCGGTCGCATCGGGCAGATGATGGCGCGGGACATCTCGCCCGGAAAGTACCTGCTCGCCGAGCGCCGCGCATCGAAGGCGGCGTTCGATGCGATCCGCAGGAAGGACTACAACGCGGCTGCGACCGAGAAGCAGCGCGAGCTGCTGAACCACTACATGTACCTCGAGGCCCGCAAGGCGCAGCAGCAGCTCGACCGCATCTACGACTATGCCAACAAGTTCGACAAGAAGGCGACCCGCGAGCGGCTGGCGAAGGCCGGCGGCGGCTATCTCGACCAGATCGACGCCATCCTCGAGAAGTACGAGTTCCGGCGTGTGCCGCTGCGGGTGCTTGCCCGCCGCCAGTCGCTGGTCGATTTCGCCGAGCAGCAGGCCGCGCTCGGTCTCATCGTCAATGTCCCAGACCAGCTGCTCGACGAGGCGCGGCTGGTCAACTACAAGAACGCATCGGTCGATGAGCTGCGGGCGGTCTACGACACCGTGCGGAACATCGAACACCTCGCACGGCTGAAGGACAAACTGCTGCGGAAGGCTGCGGCGGTGGAGTTCCAAGAGACCAAGGACGAGCTCATCAAGTCGGCGACCGAGTCCGATCGCCTCGCCACGACCGGCGAGCTCCGCATCCCCAACACGGTCGGCGAGCCGTTGCGCGCGCGCGGGGCCAAGGCGTGGCGGCGGTTCGATGCCGCCATCCTCAAGGTCGAGCAGATGGTTGAGTGGTTGGACAACGGCAAGATTGACGGGCCGTGGGCGCGGTTCGTGTTCGACCTGGCGAACGACGCGCAGGTGAAGGAGTACGAGCTCCACGCGATGGTGACCCAGAAGATCCAGGAGCTGACCGAGTCGATGCCGAAGGGCTGGGGCGATTCCCTGACCGACAAGGTCGATGTGCTGCTGCCCGGGATCGAATCCCCGGTCACCCGCTACACCCTCATCAGCATCGCCATGAACGTCGGCAATGACAGCAACTACCAGCGGCTGCGGGACGGGTACGGGTGGAGCGATTCCTCCATCAATGCCGCGCTCGGCAAGTTGGCGAAGGAGGATTGGGACTACATCCAAGGCATCTGGGATGCGGTCAATTCCCTGTGGCCGGAGATCAAGGCGCTCGAGGAGCGCACGTCCGGCGTGGCGCCGCCGAAGGTTGAGCCGCGTGTGGTGCAGACCCGGTTCGGTGATTACCGCGGCGGGTACTTCCCGCTCGCCTACGACCCGCGTCTGTCTGGGGTTGGCGACAAGCAGGCCGAGGCTACCGAGTCCGTGGCGCAGTTCATGGCGAACGGCTACGGGCGGGCGCGGACGGACAAGGGGTACACGAAACAGCGCGTTGAGAATCTGAAAGCGGCGGTGCAGCTCGACTATGAGCAGGTGCTGACCAGCCACCTGACCAAGGTCATCAAGGACATCTCGCATCGAGAGGCTATCTTCTCGCTGAACAAGCTCTTGAAGGATGACGAGATCAAGGAGGTCATGATTGACCGCTTGGGCGAGGCGCGGTATCGAGAGTTTACCAAGTGGATGCAGGTGCTGGTATCTGACCGCGCAGACACGCTGCACTCAGGGAATGTGTTTTCACGAGCGGTGATGCAGTTCCGCACGAACATGGCAATCGTGACGATGGGTTGGAAAGTCACGACAATGATGGCGCAGTTCGCCGGTATTGGTCCGTCGCTCGATGTTGTAAAGCCTCGGTTTTTCACCCAGGCGCTGATTGACTACAATCGGTTCGGCCCGTTCTCGACTCATCGAGAGACGCTTGAGCAGTTTGTCTACGATCGGTCGGGCGAGATGAAGTTCCGCACCGACAACATCGACCGCGATGTGCGCGACAATCTCCGCAAGTTGCGCGGCGACAACAGTCCTTTGGCGACAATTCGCAAGTCGGCGTTTTACCTGACAGCGATGGCTGACCGGCAGGTCACTATTCCGACATGGCTTGGGGCATACCGTCAGGCGCTCGCAGAGGGTCTTGGGGAGGAGGACGCAATCCGGGCAGGGGACAGGGCGGTGCGGCTCTCGCAGGGCGCAGCGGGCGCTAAAGACCTTGCAGCGGTGCAGCGCGACAACGAGCTGATGAAGCTGCTGACCATGTATTACACCCCGTTCTCGGTGCTGTATGCCCGGATGCGGGATGTCGGCGCGACCACCCGCCGGGTGCGCGACATGCCCCGGGCGGTCGCCCGGATGCTGGCGCTGGTCATCCTGCCGGCGGTGCTAGGCGAAATCCTGGCGGGGCGCGGCCCGGATGAGGATGAGGACGAGACGTGGTGGGCGATCCGCAAGTCATTGCTTTACCCGCTCGCGTCGGTCCCCATCGTCAAGGAGGGTTCTGGCGTGGTAGAAGCCGCCATGATAGGCTTGGCGGGCGAAGGCGAGATGAAGTTTCAGCCGAGCTGGAGGTTGACTCCGGTGGCGGGATCGCTTGAAAAGCTCGGGCGCACATTTGTCCGGTCTACGGAGGTAATGTCTGGAGACCGGGAGTTTAATGATGTTGCTTGGGATTTGCTTGAGGGCAGCGGGTATGTCTTTGGGTTGCCGACCCGGCAGGTCAGAATCAGCGGCGAGTACACGCTTGATGTGCTGAACGACGAGGCGAACCCGGAGAGTCCGCAGCAGTTCATGTACGAGGTTTTGTACGGGCCGCCGAAGGAATAGGTATGACAGTCTCATCGACAACCAGCAAGGTCAGTTATACCGGCAACGGTTCGACGACCGCCTTTGCGGTGCCGTTCTACTTCCTCGAGGCGGCTGACCTGCAGGTCATCCTGCGCTCTGGCACGACCGAGACCGTCCAGGCGCTGACCACCAACTACACGGTGGCGGGTGCTGGGGTGTCCTCTGGTGGCACGGTGACGATGCTCACGGCCCCTGCTGCGGCGGTGACGGTCACGATCCGGCGCAACATCGAGGCGACGCAGGAGACCGACCTGCTGCCGAACGACCGGCTTCCGGCTGAGTCGCTCGAGACCGCGCTCGACAAGGTGACCATGCTCACGCAGCAGCTCGGCGAGGAGTCTGCGCGATCGATCAAGTTCCCTGCATCTGATGCGGTGATGTCATCGCAGGTTCCTGCGGCCAGTGCTCGGGCGAGCAAGTTCCTCTCCTTCGATGCGAACGGTCTGCCGGTGGCGACGGTCGGGGTGGATGCCACGACGGACATCTTCACGCAGTCCGGGACCGGCGCGGTGCCGCGCTCGGTGAACGACAAGTTGCGCGATGTGGTGAGCGTGAAGGACTTCGGTGCGGTGGGTGATGGGGCTGCTGACGACAGCATCCCGATTCAAAACGCCATTAATGCCGCAGCTGGGAGGCCAGTATTTATTCCTGCTGGAACATACCGTCTAAATTCGCAGCTTAATTGGGTCACAACTTCGTCTCAGGTTTTCACGCCTGGTCTTAACTTAATTGGTGAAGGCCCGGACAAGACAATCCTCGATACCCGCGTTTCTTCTGGTTCGGCAATCAACATAGATACCAGCACCACACTAAAATTTCAGCTATATGTTTCGATTGCTGGGATGAAGATCACGACATTGGGAGCGCCGAGCGCCGCCCGTGGGGTAACGCTGCGTCGCGCATATAACGTGTCTCTGAAAGACGTATGGGTCACGGGATTGTCTGGAGACGGCATTCAAATCACCATGAATGAAGGTGATGCGGATGGCTCGAACAATGTCGAACTTAACCAATGCAGAATCGAAAATTGCGCTGGCTGGGGGTTCGACGTTGATGTTACTGGCTCGCACAACGAAACATCATTCCTTCGCTTGCAACAGGTTTTCATTCAAGCGTGCGGCACGGTATCTGCAGCGGTTCCCCCGACCTCTGGCGGTATGCGCTGGAAGGGTCAAGTTTTAACAACGGATCAAGCGGCGTTCGTGCTCTGTGAAAACGTCGGCCTGTACATTCAAGGGGGCTCAGGTTTGGCAAATACGGTGATGATGGAAAACACCGTATTTGAAAACAACAAAACCCGATCCTTTTATTGCGACGGTGTAGATGGATTGATTTGGTCTGGTGGGAATATCTACAACAGCGATGCCTACAGCGCAATACGCGGCGCGGAGTTTGACGCCGCTTCAAATCTTGTGCGAGGCGTAAAAATAGAAAACATTGTGGTTCGCGCCACATCTGGAAACAACAACATTCAAGCCTTTGTGATCAGCGGGGCAAATGCAGACCTAAAAAGCTGCCGAGTAAGGAACACTATCTGGCAAAACTTTGATTATGCTGGACAGTCTCGATTTGTTGGATGGCAATTTGACACCATCCAACAGAGCTGTGCGTCTGCAGTTCTTAGCTCGACGGAATTTCGATTCCGTCCTGTTCAGACAACAGGCATTAACCTAGCCAAAGGAAATTCCACGCCATTCAGACTGCGTGGAGTTAATGCCGGAAGCACAACCGGAGAGTGGGTCGAGCTTCAAGTTCCGGCGCTTGGAATTAACAAAACAAATAGCGGACTTGCTGTAAGCACTCGCTATTATTGTTATCTGTTTGAAAGTTCTGGCGCTGCAGACGTAGAGTTCAGCACGACAGTTCCCGTCGTTGACTCTGCCAGCGGATATGAGGTTAAGACCGGGGACGCTACACGCCTTTATATTGGAAGCGTTCTAACAGATGGATCGGGTAATTTTTTAACTTCTGGTGCTGGATGGCTCAATCCTTCCGTTATTTCTGGATCGCAATTCGGCTTGTATACATTTATGTGGACTGACAGCGCTAATGTGTTGAGGATCAAATATTCTTCTGCGCCAACATCAGACACAGACGGCACCGTCGTCGGCACCCAGACCTGATTAGGAGAGCATCATGGCTGACAAGAAAATTTCGCAACTGTCCACCGCTACCACCCCGCTCGCTGGCACCGAATCCGTGCCGCTTGTGCAGAGTGGCAGCACCTTCCGCGCTACGGTCGCAGACCTGACTGCGGGACGCCAAGTCTCTGCGGCTGGTGTCGCGGTGACCGGCACGACAGTCCCGGCGAACGGCGTGTATCTGCCTGCTGCCAACACCGTCGGCATTTCGACCAACAGCACGAACGCGGTGCGGGTCGAATCCAACGGAAACGTCGGCATCGCTGCCGGGAACGCTCCGACCCAAGTGTTGAGCCTCTACCGTGCCGGATCGACGCAGGCGGCCATGTCTGCCGGTAATGCAAACACCGGGCTCACTGGCACACTGTTCGGCGTGGACACGGCTGGCAACGCCATCATCAGCCAGACCCAAGCGGCGCTGACGATGACGTTCAGCAACGCCGGGTTGCCTCGCGTGGTCATCACTGCTGCTGGCAACGTGTCGGTCGGCGCTGGCGCGGTTGCCACGTCCGCGACGGACGGGTTCCTCTATGTGCCGACCTGCGCCGGCACGCCGACGGGAACGCCGACGACCGTGACCGGCTTCGCGCCGATCGTGGTCGATACCACGAACAACAAGCTGTACTTCTACAGCACTGGCGTATGGCGCGATGCTGGGCCGTAAGTCAGACGAGACCTTCCGACCGTAACTGCGCGATGGTGCGCACCATGCCTTCGAGGTGGGCGAGGCGCACATAGTCGCGCTCGAGGTCGGGGTGGGAGCGGCGATCGATGGCATCGTGGCAGGCAGAGCACGCCCATGCCCCGAGCAGGTCGTCGGCCTTGAGCCCCATGCCGGAGATCCCGGCCATGCGGATGTGCGCCAGGACGACCGTCTCGGAGTTGTGGTTGCACACTCCGGGGAGCCGCACGGTGCATCCCCGGCCCCGGGCTTCCTTGCGCAGGTCACGCCGCTTCATACGAGCTCGAGCTGGCCGACGAGCCGGTACCGTGCGTACCGCTTGCCGTTCCGCTCCTCGGTCACGGTCTGCACGTCGAGGCCTTCGGCGCGAAGGTCGGCGACCCGGGCGGCGAGCCGGAAGCAGCCGTACTGGTCGAGGGCTTCGAGGGGGGTAATATCGCGGCCCGATACTAGGTGGGCGCGGATCTGTTCTGTCTGCGTCATGGTGTGTCTCCATAGGACGGTTCGGGTATCACGATGCCGAGCTCTGCGGCGCGGCGGGACAGGAACTCGAGGTAGTCGGAGAAGTCCTGCTTGTTGAGTCGGGACGAGCGGCGCACCGGCTTGTGGACGGTCTTCCCGCCGAGCGTGAGCGTCTCCCAGCCGAAGTGCTCGCCGAGCATGAACTCGTGCAGGTCGTCCTTCTGCCAGCCTGCCAGCGCCTCCCCGCCACCCTCGAGGATGGACGGGTAGACGACGCCCCAGAGGAAGGCGTTCTGCATGTCCGAGCGCCGGGGCTTGAACTCCTCGAGCGTGACCTTCCAGGACTTGGTCTGGTCCAGCCACCGCACCATGACCGAGATCGCCGAAGCGATCTGGTCAGGGGTGGTGCCTTTGGGGAAGATGCGGTTCATCTACGCTCCCGCCTCAGAACGGGATATCGTCGTCGATGAACTCCTCGGGCTTCTGCTCCGCGAGGGTCTTTGGGCGCTCGTGCTGCTGCTGCTTCGGCTTGAACTTGAGCCTCATGTAGGTCTTTCCGGCCTTGCTCTTTTGCAAATAGCCATCGACAAAGTGCAGCACCCCGTTAATGTCGGCCTCGCCGCTATAGTCGGCGTCCTTCATAACCCATTCGGTGCCGTCGGGGTTTTTCATGGCTCGATCTGGGCGCTTCTCTTCGTTCTTGAAGAGTGCTCCCTTATTCGTGTTGTCGTACTCAGGCATAGTCATCACTCCTGGTTGATGGAAACGGGGCGACCGACGAGACGGTGTCTCTCGTCGCCGAAAGCCTCGGCTGCGTCGAGCGCGGCCTGTGCGTGGTTGATGTCG